GTGGATGTGCGTGTCGGACGTGCGGGTCGACTGCTCGGCCATCGCTGCTCGCATCTCGGCCATCATCAGCGCAGCGTTCTCCTCCATCGGGGCCACCTCGGGGGCGTCGGGCGTGTCGTCCATCGGCGGCAGGTCTTCCCAGTCGCGCGCCTCGTTCGGCTCGAGGAACCCGGCGCCGATGCCGACGGCGTAGGCGGCATAACGGGTCTGCAGGTCACCACGGAGCAAGGCGCCGAGGTTGAACTTGACGTACCGGGGCTGCGCCAGCAGGTCCGACAGCGCCTTCTCCAGACGCACAATCCACGGCAACAGCGTCACCCGGACGAAGCGGGTGTTGCGCTGCTCAAGGTTGGCGTAGGTCAGCGACGAACCCTCGATGCCGATGCCGAGCTCGGTCGGGTCGATCATGAACATCTGGCCAGCGATCTCGGCCGACGTGAACTTGCGGGTGGCGAGGAACTGCGCCTGCTCGTTCGTGACGCCGGTCGGCTTCCACACGGCGCCCTCTTGCAGCACGCCGGGCAGGCCGCGACCGCCCTCACGGCGACGACGGCGCCACTGGTCGGCGATGGCCTTGAGCGTCTCGGACTGCGCACTGCCAGGCATCTCGATGACGCCGGGCATGTTGCCCTCGCCCTCGAAGTAGCCGGTGCCGAACTTGACGGCGGCCAGGCCGAGCCCGATCGACTGGCGGGCGTACTCCACCGGCGACAGGCCGACGTCGGAACCCGGCAGCATCAGCCCCTTGAGATGGAGCATCTCGGCATCGACACGCTGGCCGTTCACCATGTAGGCCAGGCGGCCACGATCACGGGTCACCCGCACCTTTGACGGGTCGAGCGGGATCAGTTCGACGATGGCGCCGACCTCGTTGCGCAGGACGACGACGTAGGCGTTGCCGTGCAGCAGCAGCGACGACAACACCTGCGACACCCATGCGGTGAAGTCGAGGTTCGTCGTCGGCTGCTGCAACCACTTCGGCTTGGCGACCTCGATCTTGGCGTCGTCGCCGGTGCGGCGATACACGTCGAGCGGCAGCGTGGCGATCGAATCGGAGATGAGGCGCACCGACCCGTAGACCGTGAGCAACTGCATCGACGTCTGCTCGGTGACCGACACGCCGCCGACGACCTGGGTCATCTCGCCGGGCCAGAGTCCCCAGGTGGTCGCCTGGGCGCGCTGCTCGGGGCGACGGAAGATCGACGACAACATCAGCGCTCACCCGCCAGACCGAAGTAGGTGAGCAGGATTCCGGCGCCGACGAGGGCACCAGGTAGGCCAGCGCCGATGAAGGCGCCGACGACGACCATGACCAGACCGACGAGTTGCATGGCAGTGAACATGCGCGACCTCCTCGGGCTAGTAGTCGTCGAGCGACACGAACGCCGACGCCGAATGCGTCAGCTTTGGGGGTGCGGCGGTGCGGCTGGCCCACAGTGCCAAGGTGGCGGCGACGAGCGGGGTGATGTCGACGTGTGAGCCGGTGCGGGACCACATCCACACGTCGCCCGTGGTGCGCTTCTGTGCCCCTGTGAGCGCCGCCAACAGCGAGGGCTGGCCGAGGTGGCGCAGCGACTCGTTGCGCACGGCGTCGACCAGGGCGCCGCAGGCTTGGGCGTGGCTGCGCTGCGATACCTCGGCGACGCTGACGCCTGCGGATTGCAGGTCACCGAGTAAGCCACCCGCCGGTGAGGACGGGTCAAGGGTAATCGACGTCGACCACTTTGACGCCAGTTCGGCGGCACGATCGACCACCCAGCCAGTGCCGGGGCGGCGGTCAATGATCTCGACGTGGTCGACGTCGTCGGCACGCTTGCCGGCGGCGGCGAACGATGCCCACTCGCGATCTGGCGATACGTCCAACGCGATCGACAGAGGGCCGACGATGTTGCTGTCGGCGTCGGTGAGGCGTTGCCACTGGTCAAGGGGGATCGCTCCCCCGCCGGCCTGCGTCTCAACAATGCCGAGACGCTCCCGTAGGAACTCCTGCGGTGAGTGCATGAGGGCAGCTCGCTCGTCACGAACGAAGTCCTCGGATATGCGGATGCCGAGCGCTGGGTTCGCTTGGTACCAGGCGTCGACATCGTCAGCGCTCGCATCGTCGGGCGCCGACCACTCAGCGAAGAACAACCGGCCGGGTGCCTCGGACTGGGCGCGCTTGCGGATTGAGTGCAGCACAACCGAGTCGACATGAGGCGCCGATGAGGCGTACCAGATCTGCGGGTTACTTTCACCCCGCATCGACCGGGCGGCGAGAGTTGGGACCATCGCACCGATGGACGTCGGTGCCAGGTCGTATGCCTCGTCGAAGATGATCCGGTCACCGGAGAAGCCACGGCCGCCGCCACGGCTGCGAGCCATGAACTTGACCCGGCATCCGTTCTTCAGGATGATCGACTCTTTGCCGTTGGCCGTGTAGACCTTGGCGACCTCGTCGGCGAACTCGGAGTTCTCGATCAGCGACCGAAGCCGGGTGAACGTCTCCTGCGCCGTGGCGAACAAGTGCGCCGAATAGATGACCGTCTGCTCTCGCCACACAAACAGGGCGGCGAGGATCAGCGCCTCGATGAGGGCAGATTTCCCACATTGTCTCGGCACGATGAGCGCCGCCTCGAAGGCGGCCCATCGGTCGTCGTCGAGCTCGCCGAGCGAGTTGCGAACGACCCACTCTTGCCACGGGTCAAGCGGCATCCCTGCCACTCGAGCCATGACGATGACGTCTTCGGCTGCGTCGTTGCGGGTGAACGCTGGGACGTGAGACAGGCGCGGCGTCTGAGCGCCGACCCTCATGCGGCGGCGATGCCGGTGGCGAACGGCTCGTGATAGAGCAACTTGGCACGCTGGTACTCGGCGAGCGCCTCGGCCTCGGTTGCGAAGTAGCCGAGGCTGATCGACTTCTGATCGACCATGATGCGAGCCCTCCACGGCCTGGTTGCCTGTCGCTTCTCAAACGTCACGCCACGGATGCGGCGGTTCTGGGCGTTCTGCGAGTTGGTCACCACCCGCAGGTTCTCGATGCGGTGGTCGTGCTTGTTGCCGTTGATGTGGTCGACCTGGCCGATGGGCCACTCGTCGTGGTGGTACAGCCAGACGAGGCGGTGGACGTAGCGGGCGACGCCGTCGACATGGACCTGCAGTCGGCCCTGGCGGCCTGCCCTTGATCCGAGCGGGCCGTTTGTGCGGCCGTATCCGGGGCGCCAGTACAGCGCACCGTCCCGGTACTCGGTGAGGAGGCGCAAGCGCGCGCCGGTCAGCGTATGATCTGTCTTCATCGGAACCCCTTCCACGGGTTGCGGTCAGACCCCCGGCCCGTCACGGCGCGGGGGTCACTTTGTTGTTGGACTCAAGCGCTGCGGCGCTGGTCTCGCTTGGCACGGAGCTGGTCGGTGGTCGACATGACCACCTCGCCCGGCAGTGCGGCGATGTCGTTGAGGACGGCCTGCAGTCGGCCGGCGATCTGGGCCGACACGCTGGGCTCGGCCACGGCAAGGTGATCGGCGAGGACGTCCCTCAGGGCGATGAGCGCTTTGCGGTGGTCGCCCGACTTGATGTCTTCGATCATCGGGTCGCCCCCAGCGGGTAGCCCCCCGTCACTTCGGGGAGGGTTGCGAAGAGGCCGAGGTCTTCTCGGGGTTGGACGAGCACTAAAAGACCCTCTGACCTGCGGCGATGCGTCACCACTCACGCGAGCGAGGCTCGGTGGCCTGCGCCTGCATCGTGCGGCCCGCCTTGAAGTTGCAGGTCGAGGCCTCCGGTGCCAGCGGTGACGTCGGATCACCGTCTCGCAGATGGCCCGCCGTCCATGCCGCAGGCTTGCCGTTCTTGTGTGGCTCATGCTCGGCCAGCGTCTTACCGCAGCGCCAGCACCGAGTTGAAAGGTTGGCCTGCGCTGCTTGCCTGACATGACGAGCTCGGACGTGGTAGCTACCCCGGTAGTGGACGGGCTTGCCAGCCATGCGCCACCCCCGACAACGGCAACGCCCGCCGGTGCTGCTGCACACGACGGGCGACTTACACCGAGACTACAGGTTTCTGGTTTCATTGTCCAACATCGACGCAGGTCAGCGGCCAGGTTTCATCGGAGCGTCGCCACGGACTTCCATCCAGTAGGCGACAATGGATTCGTCGTCATGCAACCCAGGGCCACTGTCGATGATGTAGCGACACAGCGCGTCGCCAGCGTCCCGAAGTCTGATGACCTCGTCCGCCTTCTCGACGTAAAGCCCTTGCAGCCGCTCGACCTGAACGACCACACGGTCAATTCTGGCCGCCTGCGCTTCGGTCAGCGCAGTGAGGCGGGCCGCGTCGTGACGCAGTTTGTCGAGCAGGTTCATCGCGCCGCCACCGTGTCCCGCTCCGCCAGCCCCTCACCGATGCGCCAGCGCCGCTCGCGCTGGTAGCACGCCGAGCACAGCCCCGCCTTCGCCGGGATCTCCTCACAGGTCGGGTCGCCCCAGTCCATGCCGCCGTCCCGGCCGGGCAGCGAATCCCGGCACCGTGACACAGCGATCGGTGCACGCAGGCCGATGGCCCGGTCGATCATGTGCGCCAGTGCGCCGATCATCTCGATGACCGCCTGGGCGTCCTCACGCAACGTGTCGAGTTCGGTCGAGAAGTGCACCCGACTGGCGGCGACCCGTTCGACGGCGGTGAGCGCCTCGACGTCGCTACCCGCGCCACGGGTGATACCGGCGCCGCTGGTGTGGTCGGGCATGCCGTCGAGCACCAGCAGCTCGCGGGCGAGGTGGCCGAGAGCCGAGGGGTACGACGATGCCAGGCGGTCGAGCAGGGTGGCGGCTGCAGCGAGTTGGACGTCGATGCGGGTGCGGGTCATGGGTTGGCCTTTCATCAGAAGTCATCCATTGAGGGAATGGTCTTGCCGGGGCTCACGCTGGGGCGCGCCCCTTCTAGAGAAGGGGCGCGCGCCCCAGTTGCGTCGGGGTACCGCGCCCCAGCGCGCCCCGCACTGCGCCCCACGTCCTGACCTGGGGTTTCGTCAAGCGCGCCCCGGTGCGCCCCAACAATCGGGGCGCGCTCTGTTTCGCGACCGCGCCCCGCACTTCGGGGCGCGCTTTCGGGGTAGTTATCCACAGGCTGCATGACCCTGCTCCGACGTGCTTTCTGCGCCGCCCTGATGCGGTCGTTCTTCGCTGAGCGGCCTGCCGCGCGCAGTGCTTCGGCGGCCTTGCGGGCCGATGCGTCAACCGCCACGCCGAGCGCATCGAGGTCGGCGACCGTCTCGGCGGTACCGGCAGGCACGGCGTCGATGCCGGTGCGGTAGTGCAGTTGTGGCTCGTCTCGCTGCATCAGCACCACCTCCTCAGGTACCCAGCCCATGCGCCGCTTCGTCGCCTTGAGGGTGAAGCCGCCGTCGGCCTTCATCATCCGCCAGACCACATCGACGTCGTCGTTCTTCGCCGAGGTGCCTCGCTGGCCCTTCTCGACGTCCTTGCCGGCGTGATCGACCCGCAGGAACGCCCGCCCCTCGGCCTTCAAGTGCAGCCCGGTCCAGCGGTAGAAGTTGCGCACCGTGTCGGCGTCGTTCTCGTCACCGGCGACGGCCCGGCCGAAGGTGTCGATGACCACCAGGTCGGCGCCGACGAGTTGTGCCAGCCGGGCGATGGCTTTGCCGCCCTCGGGCGCATCGGCGGGCGGCAGTGACGGCAGCAGGGCGTAGTGCAACCAGCCCAGGTCCATCTCGGCGCTGAACCCCATCGCCGTGAGCCGCTCGGCAAGGTCGTCGGCGGTCATCTCGTAGTCGAGGTACAACACCCGTCGCCGCTCGATCTTGATGCCGTCGAGCCCGATCAGGCCGCAGGCGATCGAGGCGCACAGCCACAGGGCGAACAGCGACTTGCCGGTGCCGCCCGGGGCGAACAGCGCCGTGGCGCGCCCCTGGGCGATGACGGGCTCGGCAAGCC